TCTGATTCTTCAGAAGGATTAAAATAGTTGTTAGCGACATCTTGTCTGTATGCGTCAATTCTATCAGCAACTCTATCTGTCATGATATCATTAAATGCTTTCTCAGAATCAACTGCGTTACCATCAATAATTTGATCAACTAAGTCTTTAATCTGTTGTGTAGTATCCATTATAACTCCTTACTGTTGTGGTGGTTGATTGCCAGTAGGTGCTTCCTGCGTTTCAGGTGGAGCATTCTGCTGTAAATAATTCTGCTGGGCTGTTTGTGTAACACCAGAAACAAGTCCTTGATGTTCAGCACCCACAATATCCAAATCTTTCTCTGTTTCGATCTGAGTTTGAATATTTTGTATTTCTTCTTCTGTTAGACGTAGGATCTTAGTTTGGATATACTCTCTTGAGTAATACTTTCCAACAAATGAATCCATTTGAGCAACCATTGCTACACGTCCATTGATAATTTCATTATCTTTTAATTCTTGATAGTAATTATCTTTGTTGAAATCAAACTTAATAGATTTCTTAATTTCATCCCATTCGTCTTCACGAATGATGCCCTTTAAAATCAACTGAACACGCATCAAATCCATAAACAGATTCGAGAAACGTGCACGTAATCTTCCAACAAATTTAGCAAACTTTACTTCATCTCTTGAGATCTCAGCACCTTTGCCCATGTTAAACATACCACCTTCTTGTGATTGTCTAGACATAGGTACATTTAATGACTCAAGTAATTTTTTCTTAAAATAATCTACATCTTCTAGTTGTCCTAACGACTGACCACCTTGAAGTGTTGTAATTTCTGTGCCTTTACCACCTTCGCGACGTGGCATCCAGAAATCCTCAAGCATAGACATATGCTTGCGATCATCTTTAATTTCTCCAGTGTTAGCATCATAAACAAGTTTATTACGATACTTGTTCATAATGTCACGGATATACTGCTCAGCTTTAATCTTTGGTAAGTTACCTACGTCAATATAAAATATACGACGCTCAGGCGCACGACTTACTCTGTAGATTACTAGTGAATCCTCAAGCATCTTGAGCATATTCACTGGCTTAATTGCTTTGTGTAGATAACTCAGAACCATATTTTTCTGAGGATCTACTAAACCAGAGGTGCAAGAAACAACACTGTCAGCACTTAATCTAATACCTTGGGATGCTGTATTAAACACACCCTTGTCATTATACAGATAGTAGTCATCTACTTTCTTTATAATTTCTGTGCCTGACGCTTTATCACGTTCTTTCTTGACTTCTTTTACTTTTCTAATTTTTAAAGAATCAATATATCGAAGTTCTTTGATACCTTGTTTTAAATTGTTTTCATCAAGAAGGATTTGATAGTAAGTTCTTCCGTCAACATACCATTGACGGAAGATATCGTGTCCTTTTGACTCAAAGGTTAACAAGTTAAGAACATTGTCAAACTCCTCACGGAATTTCTTCTTTACATTGTCAGATAATTTTAACTTATCTAAATTTAATTTTACTGGTGACTCTTCGGCTTCAGTTACGATTGCCTCATTAACAATGTCTTCAATGGCTGCATCTACTTCCGTATAACCAGCCATCTCACGATACTTCTTAAGCAAATCAGTATCGCTCTGAATAATTGTGTCAGTATTTAAAGTCTGTGCATAATAACCAGCTTGTGTAGCAATAAGTGCTGAACCATCATCGGTCGGTGGGGACACCACCGAATCGAGTTCATCTTGGGACTTACGCTTTATCTCAAAACCAAAAAACTGCATAGTATCAGTATCTCCACATAAACATTAAAAAAATATTAAGACGGTAGCGGTAAGTTAATTCCACCAATATTCACGTTAGGTCTGATGTTGATTAAACCACCACCAGTATTAGTACTTGTATCAGATGTCCAATAGTTGTACTGGAATGTAACAGTAAACTCTTCGATCTGGTTATTCGTATCAAAATTTAATTCAATTGCTGATACTTCTGTTGGGTAAGCATCAATAAACTTATAGTTCTTAACTGGTGTGCCATTACGATCTAATTGGAACACGTTTAAGTCTGCTTGATATGATGATGGTGCTAAGCGACCTGTGTTGTTTGCAACATCGTTAATACCATTCATCCAAGACTCAAACGCATTGCGTAAAGCAAAGTCGTTATCGTTTAGAATAGTAACTGTCCATGGTGCGAAAGTTCTTTCGCCAGCCAAATTTACTTGACGACCACGGAAGTTAACTGGTGTATTGTCGATAGTAGATGCTGGTAATTGAGCACCCTTACAAACGAACTGTCCTTTTGCACTTAGTAATGCGCCAGCTGTAACATAGTTAGGGAATGATAGTTGTACGAAGAATTGATTCGCACGAGCACCACCACCTAACAGATTGGCTTTAAATGAATCTATGTTTGCCATTTAACTTTCTCCTGTTTTTCTTTTATTTAGGATTATCCACCAATCTCTTCAAAATTCACAGCAGTTCTAGCAGCAACAAAATTCAATGTAATAAAGTTGATAGAACGAGCTGGTTTGATGAAGATGTCAGCGACAAACTGGTTGGTGTCAATAATTTCTCCAGTGTTAATTGTTTCATCACAAACAACTTTAAAGTCATATATACCACGACGACCTTGTACATCACGCAGGAATGGCTCCACTAAGTTGCGGAATTGAGCACGAGTAAATCCATCATTGAATTCAAACAACTGGAATTTAGCAGCTGTAGAGATTGACTTTTCAAGGATGATGAATAGACGACGCACGTTAATACGATCAAATGCGCTTGGCTTACTTTGCATTGTTTTGTCACCAAACAACACAGTTCCCTGTCCTGGGAATGTTGTCACAGGGTTGATACCATTCTTGTAAAGTGTATCACGTTCTGTTTGACTTGGGTTGTAAGATAACTTAACTACGTTCTTGATAACACCACGATTGTATCCACCTGGAGAGAACCATGGGTCAGCTGTGTAATCAGTACGAGCACATAAACCAGCTACGTCGCCATTCAATGGAACGTAGATATACTTGTCGTTATACTTGTCATACATATACTTGTAACCAGAGTCCATAACTGCGTATGAACTTGATACGTTTGCAGCATTAGAAGATGCTGTTCTGTAGTTGATTAGTTGTTGGAAGTCTGAAGACTTTGTAACAATTGCTAATGTTGAGCCATTGTCATATGCTGCAGAGATAAACGCAACACAGTCTTTACGAACTTCAGCAATAGAGCTGATGATGTAGTTAGCAACAACAGACTCAACTTCACCAGCAGCGATTAGACCGATGTCGATATTTTCTGTATTTGTTAACAAGGCATAAGCAGTTGTTAGACCAGACTTGATAGCAGCATCATGTGCTTTAGATGAGGCAGTATAACCATCAACACCCTTGCCGTTTGTCATAATAGTGATAGCACCAGTCGATTCAGCTTGGCTATAACCCATTAGAGTTGTATATGGACGCTTTAGTGTCTTAAACACAGTGTTAGAACCCATACCAAGACCAGAAATACTGATACCGAAAGCAGCAGCAGAAGAAGTGTTTAAATATGTGCCAGAGATAATGTCATCTAGGTTACGTAAGTTCCAGATATAATCTGAACTGCGATTAATAACTGTTTTATAGTAGTTAGCAGTACCATCAGTCAATACAGCATCTGATGCTTTAGATACGTTAGCAAACTTTTCTAACACTTGTCCTTGTACGCCAGCGAAATATCCAAGACGATCAACAACAATAATATGCATTTCATCTTTAGAGGCAGCATAACCATTATTTGTTGAGTGAGTAGATGTACCAGGAGCAGCAATGAATTCGTTAGCAAATTCCCACAAAAATACAATAGAAACAATACCAGAAGCAATTGCTGGGTTAGATGTTAGTGTTGCAGCAGTTGCGCTAGTAATAGAAGCAATTGAAGATGTGCCCAATAGTGTACCAGTACCAGCAGAAGCAGACCAGAATTGAACAACAGAACCAACCATGGCTTGAGTAGTAATAGCACCACCAGTGATTGATAGAGCAGTAGATGATTGAGCAGCAGCAATAGTTCCTGAAGCAGTTACTCTAAATGAGTCAGCATCGCAAACAGAAATTTCTAAAGAATTGCCCATTGATCCTGGATATCTTGCAACCCATGATGCGTTTGGTGTT